ATGAAGTGGAGTTTGCTGATATCTTAGAACCATTCTCTAATTCCAAAGAACCTTTATTCCAAGATATTATACCTTGTTGCATCCATGAAGGTAAATTTTCATATGCAAGTTGCAATCTGCCAAGTAGATCTCTAGCCGTGGATGCTTTGTTCGCCAGAACAGCAATGTTGACATTATCGTTGAAAACTGCATAGTGTAAAAGATATGATATACAAGTGGTAGACTTACCCGTCTGCCGAGGCATCTTACAGATATTAAATCTATTCTCATGGAATCTTTTAATCAATTTCTCTTGGAAATCGTACATATCAAAAGGAACCAGTCCCTCATCAAGAGAAACAATTTTTATATACTTTCTAGTAAAATATATTGGATCATCCTTACACTTTAAAAACTCAAGAATATTATCCTGAGTAAATTGGATTTGTGTATTCGCTTTTTTTAGATTGGGATTACCAAGGTATACATCATTAGCAGACATAATTTATCACCCACGTTTATTATCAATCAATCCTTGTTCTTTTAGAATTCTGGATAAATCTGATGTTGAACCTACAAATAAAGCATTATTAGTAACTTGACTTGGACCTTTTACCTTTTCCTCATCAACTTCCTTAACTTTCTTTTGAAGTTCCATCAATTTATCAGTAGTATCAGCAACTGATTTAATTATTTGACCTGCTACCTCATATGCTCTTGGACTTGCACTTTCACCTGCTAATTCCATTATACCATTAAGTGATTCCTGCCCTTTCTCTATTAATGAATATAAATTGGCACGAGTGTATTCATAATCTTTATCAATATCATCTGTGATATTTTTTAAAGTATCTTTTTTTCTTAAAGAACCACTATCTTCAATATTACTAATCTCAATACTACTAGTAGTATTAAGTGCTTCATTGATAGGATCGTAACTACTAGTCATAATTTAAACGTCAATTTGTCTTGTTGGGCTGTAATCCTTACCTGCATCCATAGAATTAGTTGAAGATGAAACATCAGACCAAGAATCAGTAAATCCGAAATCATCATCTGGACCAGCAGTAATTGGATCAGGAACAACAGTATATCTCATTTCACGTTTAGCAGTTGAAGTATCTGTACCAGAATACTTATCAACAATAACTTTCTTAATAAGTCCGTCAGATGTCTGAGCAACTGGTCCGAATAGATATGTTTTTGCAGTAAATTGCATTGTATAAACCAATGCTCTTCTAACCTCAAAACTTCCTTCATAATCATCTTGGAAAGAGATATTATCTAATACAACAGGAATATCTCTTTTTTCTCCAATAGCAGATACTAAATCTACAGTTAAAGTAAATGAAGGTTGAAAATATGGCATTATCTGTTCAATAATTTGTAATGCATCATCATTTAATTTACTAAAAATATTTAATTCAAACCCAATATTATAAGGAACAGGCATATAAACCTTCTTTAATTTATCTCCATCTTTTGCTTTAAAGGTTTGAGTAACTCCTGTTTTTCTTGCAGAATCATAAGCAATACTATTCATCTCAAATGACATTCTAGGCAAAGTAATAGCAATTGGTTTTGATAACTGTGATTGCTCTTGTATTTTTGCCAAATACTTCTGTTGTGGTCCATAAGAAAGACCTACTTTAATATCATCAAGAATTGTTCCATCAGACTTCTTATGCTTAATATTAATATTATTAAACAGAGTACCAAAAGCAATAATGGTTTTTCTTATAATTTCGTGATAGTAATATGTTCCTAACATTAATAATCTCCAAATGGATTTGATTCTGTAAAGTCAAGTAAGTTATCTGCTTCTGTTTCTATATCTTCATTAGTTTCCCATGTTTGATCAAAAGCATTAAGATCATGATTCTTAACAAGATATGTAGCAGTAGATATAGAACCGACGACTATTTCACCGTCATAGAACTTACCTGTATTTAGTGCTACCTGTAATGTAGTTGGTGGATCAACTGCATTCTCATCAGTATCCTTACGGAAGTTTCTAACTTTTGCAGTAACTCCAGAACTCTGACCTGTAACATCTTCATTATAGTAGAATGTACCAACACCAGTTCCTGGAGTACTGAATACAATAGTTGGAACAACAGTATATCCAATACCAGAATTTAATATTCTAATAGTGCTAATTCCTGCACCAGATTCAGTTTCTAATACTGGATTTATTATTGCAGTATTAATTCCTGATGGAGGTCCAGTAACTGTAGATAGTGGTGTAGATGAATAACCAGTAGCACCTGCAGCAACAACAACATTTTGTATACCAAAACTAGTTGATATAGAACAAGTAGCAGCAGCTCCACTACCTCCACCACCACTAATTGTGATTGTTGGTGCCTCTGTATATCCAGCACCAGTATTAGTCATTTCAATTCTATAGATTGAAGTAATATTTGATCTAGAAGTAGTGATAGCAACAGCACTAGCAGTAAATCCACCTTCAGGAGCAGCACTAATTGAAACTGTTGGCGTTGATGTATATCCAGAACCATCATTATTCAAGAATATCTCTCGTATACAACCACTTGATATACCAGCAGTTGCTGTAGCAGTAATACCAAGACCAACCAAATTAACAGTTGAAATATATCCTTCATCCTCTACAGTATTATCAACTTCATCAATACTTGTATCGATAAGTTCATTTTCATATTCAAATAATTCACAACTTAAATCATAAGTATAAAGACTACCTAATTGGTAAAATGGTTTTTCATGTTCTACTCTCTTAATTTCAAATAATCTTTCACCTAAAGGAAAATAAATCAAATCACCTTCTTTTGGTCTACTAACTAAATCAGCAAAGTCATATCCAGTAATTCTTCCCTCTCTAATACCAGCTGATATACCTTCTAGAAATGGTGTAATAAAATCTTCAAATCTTTCTCTTGCTATTGTAAGACTAATTTCATTTTGTAATTTCAATCCAAATTTAGTCATTACATCACTATTAGGTGCATACCCATCATAATTATTAACATATGCTTCTAGAAGAAAACTATCATCAAATTTTGATGATTGAATCTCTTTTATAATATTATCAGTTTTAAATATTTTTCTAGGAAGATAATATACCTCAACACCATAAATTTGTATCTGTTCCCTGATTAAATCATGAATCAGATGTTGTTCGGTAGCAGATCCTTGTAGAAAATACGAATTTAAGGTCATAACTATCCGATAAAGTCATAAGGTGGTAATTCATATTCTTGAGTCATTCTTTGCTTGATGTCATCAAGTTCTCTTTGAGCATCTTCATATAACTCTCGACCATTAAGTTCAACTCCACCAGGAAGTCTAGTTCCTCTAAATTTAAGCAAATTTTGACCCCACTGTCGTTTTATAAGTGCAGTCACATATTTCTTAAGGAAACTGTCATTATATACATTCGTAAAAGTATTAGGATCTAAAATCCTATAACAATCAATAATTAAATAAGTATCTTTAGTTTCAGAACCCCAATCCATATCAATATACAATCGACCTTGCCTCTTATTAAATCTTAATTGTTTATCTGTAGTCAATAGAAAATCAATATCCTCAAGATAAGTTTTTGTCATTGAATATTGTAATAAGTCAACAGAATTAAATTTGTATAAATCATTCAAAAATAATTGATACTTTATACTAAACATTCCACCTGATATAGTGCTACTATCAAATTTAAAGACTTTTTCTACACCAATTACTGAATCTGGAACTTGTATAAAATTAGATGTCTCATAAAAACTATTAGTCATAGTAGACATACCACTAACAGTTGTTGAAATACCTGATGTTGTTGTAATCCCTAAGGTATTAGAACTTCCAGTCTCATTTGTTGCCTGTCCTCTATTAATATCATCTTCAGTAAGTTTATATTTCAAATACATTCTTTCCACACCATCAAAATGACGTTCTTGGAAATATTGTATACCATCATCAATTAAATCCTCTATTTGCTCATCAGCAACATTAATCTCAACTACAGGCTCACCTAATTGTCTTAAACAATAATTAGTTAATTCCTCTCTACTTGCTGGTTTTGCCATTAATACGAACCTCCATCAATCGCTCCTGCGGTAAGTAGTCCAGTAATATTTACATCTGTTGAGAATGTTGCTATTCCAGCAACGACTAATTCATCTAAATCAGTCTGTCCATCAACATCAATACCACCAGTACCTATATCTAGTTCAGTAGCAGTTACAATTCCTGTTATAACATTTAAACCACCAGCAGTTATAGTTACATCATCACCGAATGTAGAAACACCTGTTACATTTAATCCTCGTAATATATCTACATCTGCATTAACATCAACAGTATTGGAAAATGTAGAAACACCAGATACATTAAGGTCATCTACCTGAAGATCACCATCAACATCTAGAGTACCATTAATATCAACACCAGAACTAAATGTTGATACACCAGCAACAACTAATTCATCTACATCTAATTGACCGTCTATATCTATTATGCCATTAATATCAACAGCACCAAATGTAGCAATACCTGCCACATTTAACTGATCTACATTAGCACCACCTGTTACATCAAGACGGGCATTAGCATCTATTAGAGCAGAGAAAGTAGCAGTCTCAGCAACATTAAGAACATCTAAATCAGTCTGTCCATCAACATCTAAACTAGACTCTGCAACTATACCACTTTCGAAAGTAGCAGTATTAGTAACCGTTGCTATTGCTACGTATAATTGATCACCATTTATACCACCTACTACATCAAGACGAGCATTGGCATCTATTAGTCCAGCAAATGTTGATACACCAGTAACATTTAGTTCACTAATTCCTGTAATCTTTGTTTTATCATTTCCTTTGATAATTCCAAACGCTCCATCGGAATATATTTGCAAATCATTTCCGTCACCAAATGTAGCTTGTGCTAAGTCATAGAATTTTAGTTTACTTGTAGACTTATCCCATAATGCATTATAATTATCACCCGTAAAGGTTACATCATCATTGGTTGCAAGAAGACCAATTACATTAAGACCACTTCTAAAAGTAGAAAGACCAGTTACATCTAAACCACCAGCAGTTATTTTTACATCATCACCAAGGGTCGTAATTCCAGTTACATTTAATCCTTTGTTAATATTAACATCGGTGGTAGTTACAATACCAGTTATCCAAAATCCACCAGGAGTGATTGTGTGAAGAACTCCTAATCCACCAAGATCTACAGTGATTTGGGGACCATAAAATGTAGTAACACCAGTAACATTTAACTGATCTAGTTTAGCACCACCAACTACATCAAGACGAGCATTGGCATCTATTAGTCCAGCAAATGTTGATACACCAGAGACATTTAAGAGGTCAGTTTCAGTGCGTCCAGTAACATCAATACCTTCGGCAGTAGTGGCAAATTTCTGATTGTCATTATAATATAATATTACATCCTCATTAACAGTAGCTTTAAGATATCTCTCACTATCATCTGCTCTTCTAAGTATGATCGAATCACCACGAATTTTAAGATCACCAGTAGAATTTTTTATATGACTGTTACCTGTATGCCATATCTCAAGATCATCACTATTTCCAAATTTTAATCTGGCACTATCAGTAAACTCTAAATCATTTTCAGAAGCATCCCAGGTCATATTCTGAGCACCAGCAGCACCCTGGAAAACTACATCAGCATTATTGAATGTAGTAACACCAGCAATTACTACTTCATCTAAATCAGTTTGTCCATCAACATCTAATCCAGCATTAATATCAACAGCAGCATCAAAAGTCGATACTCCTGCCTGAACTGCAATTCCACCACCAAATGTAGCAATACCAATAAAGGTAGAAACACCACTAATTTTTAAATCTGTAAATGTATTTGGTGCAACCTCAATAGCAGCTTCAATAGTTGCTGTGGTTGTTGAATCAAGAGATGTAATATTTTGAAGTTCTCTAGCACTACTGATTACTTGTGTAGAACCT